CCTATTGATCTAGTCACAGGCGGTACGGAAATTCATTTTCTAACATCTAGCCTGGCATTTGCAAACACATTACTACTCTTTAGTCGGCATGGTCAGTTTAGATTAGATGCTGGCGCAGTTGGTATTGGGGGTGCATTAACTCCTCAGACAGCAACTATTACAGCTATAACTACATACGAAACACAACCTAATGTTGACCCTATTGCAGTAGGTCGAACAGTATATTTTTCAATACCTAAAGGAGAATTTAGTGGGTTGCGTGATTTTTACCTGGAAGATGTTACAGGTGCAGTTCCAGTATCAGAAGAAGTATCTTCTTCAGTACCAAGATATTTACCTAAAAATATAGTCAGTTTAGTAAGTAGCGCTTCAGAAGAAACAATAATAGCTATTAGCAAAGACGAGCCAAAGCGTATTTATTTTTATAAATTCTTTTATGAAGAAGATGAAAAATTACAATCTTCTTGGTCGTTTTGGGAAGTCAAAGGAGCTAAAACTGTTCTTGGCTCAACAATTATAGATAGTGATGTATTTTTTATAATTGAATATACAGACGGAGTTTATCTAGAAAAATGTTCTTTACGTCCAGAAGCAACTGATCTTAATAGTAATCTTGAAATTAAGTTAGACAGAAAAGTAGATGAAACTCAATGTCATGTCAATGTTATTAACCAGGGTGGAGCTGGTGTTCAATCAATAATTTCTTTACCATATCCAACAGCTACTACAGGAATACAAGCTGTTGTTGGTAGAGACGTTAGTGGTAACACAATTCAACATGGTCAAGTTATAAAAGCTAGTTCAGAGACATTAACTGGTGCAACTCAATCTGGATTTAGCGGTAATGGAACTATGACAGTACTTGGAGATTTAAGTAATGCTAAGTTCTTTATAGGAGAACTATACGATATGACGTATGAGTTTAGTACTCCTTATCTTAAGGAACAACCTTCTGGCGGTGGTGTTGCTGTTATAGCTGGTCCACGATTACAAATTAGAACCTGGATGTTTGTCTTTGACAATACAAGCGCATTTCAAGTAAAAGTTAGTCCAAGAGGTAGATCTTCTTTTACTTACCCTTATAATGGATTTGTAATAGGTCAAAATCCTCCAGCGTTAGGTCAAGCACCTTTCTTAACAGGTAAATTTAAAGTGCCAGTTATGGCTCAAAATAACGACACGAAAGTTGAAATTTTGAGTGATAGCCCACTACCTTGTCGTATTCAATCAGCAGAATGGGAAGGATGGTTGCACAGCAGAGCAAGAAGAATTTAAGTAAATTTCATTGGAGAAAGTCAACTCCCAATGACATAGTGGAAGTTGCTGCAAATATGAGGCAAGAAGATATAGAAGAAATATACGCATATTCTGGATCAAATCCAAAAAGTAGTCTTATATATTGTTACTTTGCAAGTCAACCTTGCATGACTATGGTAGGTCGTAAAGGAAATATTATGGGTATGTACGGAGTAATTCCTATTAGAAAAAACATGGGGAAAATATGGATGCTAGGACATAGAACTATGACTAGCGATTATAAAGATGTAAGAGCTTTTCTTCGTAATTCTCCAATAGAATTAGACAAATTTAAAATGAATTATCCAATATTATTTAATTATGTAGATGCAAGAAATACAACTCATGTAAAATGGATTAAGTATATGGGTTTTTCAATTATCAAAGAACACGCTACATTTGGTTATGAGGGTCGTCTTTTTTATGAATTTGCTAAGGTTTAACTAATGTGTGATGCAATTTCCATAGTAGGTGCAGTTATAGGGGTAGGACAGCAATTCATGTCTTATCAACAAGCTAAGTCTAATGTTGCCTTTCAAAACGCACAAAATAATCTTAATTATCAAAGTCAGTTATTGCAAACGCAATCTAACCAGATGACCGAAGATGTTAGGGAANAGATGAATCAAGATTTTATAGCACATACAGAATTTATGGCTGACCTGGCTTATGAAAGATCTTCGACCAGGATCACTATGGAGCAACAACAGATACAAGAAGCAAGAGCGCAAGAGCAAACAGAAAGAGGAAAAGTAGCACTACAAAAGAAAGGAGAAATAGCTTCACAACGTATTGGTCAAAATGCCTGGACTCTTTTAGCTGAGATAGAAAGATCGAGAGCAGCAGCCGATTTTGTGACTAATAGAAATGCTGCATTTGCACTTAGTGGAACGCAATCACAGAGACTTGATGCTCAATCTGATCGAGCTTCTCGAAGGGGATCTGCTAGAAATTATCTTAAGAAAACATATCTTGATCCTGTTAAACCACTTAAGATACCCAAGCCAAGTTTTGGTCCATACGCACTTGGTATGGCTGGTTCTATCGTTGGTGGCTTTAATAGCAATATGCAATATAAAGCTAATCAAGCAACTATTAAGGCTCAAACTGCGCAAGCAAATTATTACAATTCACTAGGAGGATAAATGGCAACAAAAACAACAGGTTTAACTCCAGGAGACGCAAATCCAAAAAAGAAAGCTAATCAAAAAAGACAGCAGCTTGCTAAAGGTGCAAGTACTGGAGACGTAAGCCAGGTAAATTTACAGTTTGAACAACCTAAAATACAACAGTTTAAGTGGTATGGGGATACTTATTCCAGACCTACAGAAGCTAATTTAGTTCCTACTTTAGATTTGCCTTCGGTACAAGGTTTTTATGATGATACAAGAATTGCAAAACAAAACGAATTTAGTGCTTTTATTGATTCAATGAAAACTCTCAAAGGAGAGGTAGAACAGCTTGACGATAACTACACTAAATTTAGAGTTGACGAGCAAAAATATTTAACAAAACAAGCTGGTCAAATATTAGATACATACACACTAGGAAATGATGGTACAGAAGTAAACCCTGCTAATAAATTAAATTCTGTAGAAAAGCAATTAATGAAAATTATTGATAAAAAAAATGACACAACAGGAACTTTAAGCGAAACAGATTTAGAAGAAATAAAATTTGCAGAACAAACTTTAAAAGAAATAAGAAAAAATAAAAGATTACAAAATACTATATTGTCGCAAATTGAAGAAAGAAAAGTTTATGACAATATAGCAACTTGGAATAATGTAAAAAATAGTTTAAAAGTTGATTATTTAGATAAAGACGGAAACAAAGTACAACTTATTGAAAACGGAGAACCGCAATTTGAGCAAGATGGAGTAACTCCAATTTACGAACAAGTAACAGTTGGAGAGTTAAGTCCAGATGATGATAGATATAAAGACGCATATAATAAACATATTTTTGGAAATGCAAGGTTAGGTGTTTTTGAGCATAACAACGTAAATGGTTATGTCACTCAACACAGAATGAATGACAGAACAAGTCAAGACACTACTTATCAAAATATTTTAAACAGGCAAGAATCAACTGAAATAACAGGAGATATAAATACATTAAGAAACAGCATTAAAAGTGATACTACTTTTACAGATGCAAAATTAAGTGAAAATGTTGGAACTATTGTTGAAAGAATAAATAAAGCAAATCATTTACCTGATGAATCAAAGAAGCAATTAGTAAAAGATTTAATTGCTGCTATTGCAGAATCAAAAAATCTAAGCGGATTAGATACTCTTGAAATGTTAAAAGATATATTTTATGGAAATCCAGATGATGAAGGAGTTAATGGAATAGGAACAGGTACAAGTAATAGTAGATATAAAGAAGTTGATGGGGGTTATGTTTTAACTTCTTTCTTTATAGACTCGTATGGAGGAGAAAGATTTTTAAGAGATATTGTTACCAGCGTAATTAGAGAAAGAAACGATTTTGATACTGCTGATAAGTTTTTGCGAGACGTACAAAATCAAGATAATTTAATGGATGGAATAGATGAAATAAAAATTGACGAAGAAAGCGCTAAAGATATTTTGGCTAACTACAATGTAAATGGAACGGAAAATGAGATCAAAGCGGATACTAAAGTTATCCAGGCAAAGAAAGCTATACTTTCAAAAATAGATGAAAATTATGATAATGCTATAAAACAATTAAATATACAAAAAGACAATAACTTAATAACAACAGCAGAATTTAATCAAAGAATAGAAGAATTAGACAAAAGCAGAGAAACTCTTTTAAAGAATATTGTTTACGATTTAACTCCAACAGAGTTTAGAGCAGATGTAAAATTACTAAAAAAAGATGCTCAGGCTTGTTTATTAGCTGGCGAAAACAGTAATGCTTG